TTCAAATATTTCATGGCACCACTTGCCAAACGTACTGCAACTTTAGTGCCTGCTTTAGAATTAGCTGGCAATGTAATACCATGTAACAATACCGCATTTGCGATGTTTTCAGTCTTAGATGTGTATAAGTTAAACAATGGTGTGCCAGTTACATCTTTGTCGATGCGAATTACAAGCCACAAAGATTTTTCTGCATCGCCACCATTACCATTCATAACCACATCGGAGTTTGTGTTAGCAGTCAATGCTTGTTTGTAGAAGAAAGTATTTTGTTTATCGATATACATATGTTATCCCCCTATTATTGTACACGTGCTTCAGTAGATAATAATGCATCTGTTTTACGAACAGGAATGCCATTTGCACGGACTACTGTATGACCCATTTCTTGGTCTTCGGAAATAGTGTATTTGTGTGCCTCGTTCTTTTGCATACGTAAGAATGTACGTACAGTTGGGTTCATGTACCATACTGCTCGACCCATACCCATATTAGGAATAAGTTCTTCTGCTTTAATCATAAGGTTGATAAGGTCAGCACCAGTTTTAGCATCTTTAGTCAATGCGTTCACATCGATGTTTGCGATACGTACAACATATCTCCAATCACGTACAGTCAAGCCTGTATCAAGTTTGTAGTGTGTGCGATAACCTTGGTAGCGACCGCCATCTGGGTCAGTCAATGTTTGTTCGCCCAAATCTTTATGGGAAATACCACCTGTAGAACCTTTAGGATAGATACCATGTACAGTATTTTTACCCCATACTACAAGATAGATGGATGTAAGGTTAGTTGTACCGCCAGCATCAATAATGTTTTTACCGCTTTCTGCAGCTTTTTCATTGTAACGTGCTGCTAAGCCTACAAATTTTTCAGGGGAATTTTCATCACCATAGAATAATGTAGATGCCCATTCTTGGTTCATAGCCTCTAAGAATGCATAGTCTTCGGACAAACGGAATGCAGCGGAGTTGCCGTTCAAATCTGCCAAAGATTTATCGATTTCAGCGTAAGCCTCTAGCATACCGCAAGTGTCGGTTACTTGTTTTGTTTTAGATTTGCTTGGTTTAACACCATAGTTAAGCATTCTCCATGTAGCCTCAGGCAAGCCTGTACGTACAGTTGTTTTATGACCTGTAGGCAAGTTGCCCTCTACCATAGTCATATCTTGTACGATTTCATTTGTTTGGTTCATCATTTCGATGATTTGTGCAACTGCATTGTTTGGATCTAATCTAGATTGCACATCTAAAAGTGTTGGGTTCATAGTACCGATTGTAGCCATGTATTACTCCTTTAAATCAATTACTTACTCATAGATGGGTAAAGCATTTTTGCTCGTTCTTCCTCGGAAATGTTTGTACTTCCAGCTTTACCACTATTAGAATTGTTATCTTCGCCAGCCATATTGGCGATTTGTGCGAACAGTTGAATTACCTCTACACGATTACCTAAGCCGTTTTGAGATAAGATTTCACGAATGTTTGGAATTTCTTTTTCGACTGCCTCAACACCAACAGATGCTTGTGCTACTGTTTCGTCAAACTTCGCACCTAGAACCTCTTTTGTATGTTCTGCGTATGCTGCATACTGTTTCATTTCGGCTTGTTGTCTTTGTTCCTCATAAGCGGTTACAAGGTCTGTACCATATTTAGAACCAAACTTCGCCATCTCTACTGCTTGCTCTTGTGTTGCGCCTACACCATTAAGCAATTTAGAAAACTCATTAGCGATGTTTTCGTCAACTACACCGCCCTCAAAGGCTGGTGCAAAGTCATATTTGATTGGTTCAGGTACGCTTTGTTGTTCCTCTTGGTTAGCACCATCAGGGTTGCCACCTAGCAAAGTACCGCCATCATTCGTGTTTTGTTCTTGTGGTGTACCACTTTCCGCACTACCTGTGTTATTATTCGTGCCTTGTTCTAGTTCTTCTGCCATGTGGTTTATTCACCTTTCTTTTCTAAATCATTAAACAATTTCTGTTGTTGGATATATTCCAGTTGTGCTTGGTGATATTTCTTTACACCCTCTACACCATCGCCAATACTTCCTAAATCGTTCATATAGGATAACCCTACTTTTCGTTTTCCCTCGTTGAAGAATGTTTCAGAGTTACCAGTAAACGATGGTTTCAAAATATTGGTGCGGTCTAAAAGCCTACAAAAAAACCACCTACCAAGTTCAGTACTTAGTACGTGGTTAAGTGCATCAATATCACGATCACGAATATATTCTTGTTTTGTTTTCATCTACACCCCCATACCCATTAACTGTTGCATTACTGGGTTTCCGTCATTGGCTGCATCTGTTGCTTGTTTAGCAGCACCAGCCATTTGAGGTGCTAATTGTGCCATTTGTAACGCTTGTGCTTGTTCCTCTTGCTCTTGTTGTGCTTGTTGTTGTTGTTCCATGATTTGTTGATACTCATCATTAGAACGAATAACCCTAGCTGGTACACCAAGATTTACACCATAAATGTCAGCTGCCTCTTCAAAGTTAAACTTCTGAACGATGTTCGCATTGCCCTGTGCTAATGACATAATGAAAGCATAGTACTGTTCAATATTCACCAATGAGGACATTTTCTGTGCTTGTGCTAATGGAGAGATGTATTCAATCTTAACATCCATACCATTTAGCATTTCAGCAGTCTGTTCATCGATTGGTGGAAATATTCCAGCCCTATCTAATATGCCATAAGTACGTTCAATGATTGGGTTTAGAAACTCACTTTGTAAGCGTTCAACTACAGGACCTAACTGCTGCATCTTTTCTTGTGTGCGCTCCATAACCTCTCGTGCGGTCATTTGTCCGCTATCAATGTTATCAAGCATTAAGAATAGGTCAGCACTATAGGCACGTTTAATACTTTCAGATACAAACTGTATCTTAGCTTGTACGTTTGCAACATCAATACCTACATTGAATATTGGTTCAACCTTACCGCCAGTATCAACTTCAGTTACACCGCCTGGAAATAGATTTACACTACCGATTACATCAGATGTAGCACTCATAGGTGGTTTGATACCTAATTCGATTGCCGTTACTAAGTCTTTTTCAAGTAGTTGTAACATCTGTGCATCGGACTGTGCGAACCATGCACACCCTTTGCCATAACCACTTAGATCATGTGTGGTGTGTCTTGCAATAGGAATAGGCCACTCTTCAAAACCACTATGCCGTAGCACTTCATCGGAGTTGCTCCCCTCTATCCAATATATAGATGAGTAAGGCATATTCTTATTGCCCAGTTTCCCATTGCGGTCTTTGTTTGGCATAACCAACCAACACACAACATGAGTTGTTGCATTACCTTTGCCATCGTCATATTCACGTTTGACTTGTTCTGTGCAAGCATCATACCCAAACTCTTCAACAAGCTGGTCTGCAGTCATGCGGTATTTTCTACCAAAGGTATTAACTTCACCATTACTACCGCACTCAAACGCATATGTTCCTATAGGATATGATGTAAACCACACACCATATTTAGGGTTTGGCATGATTGACATAGGTGATTGTCCAAACGGCAATTCCATATATGTTTGATGTGCCACGTTGTAGAAATTAGACTTAGCAAATACTGCGTAGAGTATTTCTTCACGTTCATCAAGCACCTTACTAACATCGCTATTAGCTGCTAGGTCAGTATTTTCTAATGTTAGCTTGAACCACTTTCGACTAGGTGGTGTCATGCCACTCATTACACCTGATGCGAATATTTGGCAACTTTCCCAAGCTACACCATTATTTATTTTGTCGGTGTAGACTTTCGATTGGTCTTGTTCATCATCAAATAGTCCAAGGAAAGGTAGTTGATAATCTCTAATATCTTTCCATTTAGCAACGTACTTTTGACGATTGTTGAACATAGCATTAAACTTTGCCTTAATCTTCGTGTAATCACGTTTCTTAGGCATCGCATTTGTCGGTTGTCTAGCAAGCGTTGATAGGATAGTTCCTTGCATTATTAACCCCCTAATGTGTTCTTAGTGCCAGTTGTTGCCGTGGATAGAATTGTACTTTCATAACCACGTTTGCCTTTACGCTTTTTAGCATACCAATCTTCACCAGTCATTGTAGTTGCATCATCTGTTTGTACAGTTGGTGCTGGTGCTGGCATTGGTGTATCAGGCATTTTATTCTTCATGCACATTAAATCACCCCTTATCTTTTAAATGGATCATACTCAGTATTGGCATGAACCCTACTCCCTACATTCACTTTTTTATTGACCCTGAACGCAAAGGTCAAGGCTAATGCATCACCTTTGTTTGGAGATGGTAAGCCACGTTCTTTCATATCCTTTTTGCTTTCAAGTTGTATTCGCCCATTCTTATCAATGATAGCCTCAGGACTTGTTATATCATCGTATAGACCTTGGTCATTAGGTGGAATAGAACCGCCCTCTTTTAGCCATTCTTTCATTTCGCCCCACATATACGCTCTCATGTTGAGATACATATCATTAGGTGCTTTACCACCAAAGGCAACTAACCGCCATTTTCTACCCATTGACTTGCCAATACTGTAAATACCAGTTCCGTACCCTTGGTCGATGAATACCGCATCCGCTTTGTATTCATCTTCAAGTTGTGCGATGAGTTGTGCCATTCGCATATCATCATCGTTCTTTTCAATGGTTGCCAAACACTTCATAGAGTAGCCATTACGCATTACAATTTCTAATGTATCGCCACCAGTCCATGCAGGGTCAACACCAATGATCGTTGGTAAGTTATTAAACTGTCCAACTTTGTATACTCGTTTCTGTGCCTCGTCTGCTATCTCTGCGGATATAAACTGTGTATCAGATGCACTAGGGAATAACCCTCTAACACGAACCTTAACAAAGTCGCTATCCTCACCATGAATATCAACCCATTCTTGCAGCTTAGCTTTGTTTGAGATTTTAACAGTCCTACTATCTATTTGATATGTAGTCCAGTAGTTACGATGCTTTCTAAAACATTCTCTAAACCTACCACTATTACGTGTAGGGTTACCAAACACACACCATATGATTTCCGTTTCCTTATCTGTTAATGCACCCTCTGTTACTTCCCATATCTTATCTGAAATAGCTGATGCCTCATCGAATATGATAAGTATTCTGTTACCTTGATTGTGCAAACCAGCGAATGCCTCTGGGTTACTTTCGCTCCATGGAATAGCATCTATCCGCCATGTCTTTTCATACTGTTTATCAGCACTAAACAAAGCAGTAGCAGTATAGGTGAATAACTCTTTACCTATGAATAGGTTGTACCACTTATTCAACTCAGCCCAAGTCTTAGACTTTAACTGTGTATCAGTATTAGCGGTTACAACTCCCCTTGTGTTCTCATGTGTAGCAATAGCGAATAATATCAACAATGAAGAAAAAGCGGACTTACCAATACCATGACCTGATGCAACTGCAATTTGTATTGCCTTAGCTAATGACTTTCCTTTACGTAGTTCTTCGCCTATTTTCTTGAAAGTCTTCACTTGCCATTCGTCAGGACCATCAAAGTTTTCTAAAGGTGTACCTTTTTCACCCCAAGGAAAAGCGAAATAAACAAAGCCTAATGGATCATGAGTGAACGAACCCAACGCATCAATCAGTTGTGCCTTGTTGTACTTCATCTGATTTCACCCTTGCCTGTTTCATTCGGTCTGATATATCAATCTCTATTTCTGCATCTAGTTTCACTTTATCGGTAAATAACATATGTCGTTTACCTAAGAGTTCCGCTGCTTTCGTTCTATCATTTACAGATACATCCAAACCAAACGCATCCTTTTCTTCGCCATTCATAACCCTAGTTAAATACTGTAGGACTTCATCAGCAGTTGCGATTGTATTATTGTTCTTTTGTTCCATGTGTTGTTGTATATATTGGCTCACGTTAGCATTTGACAACAATCTACTTCCCTGTTGCCTTGCACTATTTTCTGAATATCCAGCCTTTAATGCAGCTTGTGTAGCATTAGCGGTCTTGATGTATTCAGTTGCAAATAGCAGTTGTTTGTCTGTCAGATTTGTATCATTCAACATCAATCACCACCTTTATATGTTCTAACTAAAAATAGCAGTACTTCATGTTGCTTAGTACTGCTATACTCACTTTCTTTTTTATAGAGTTGTTTTTCTTTAAAGGTCTTACCCTTTTTGTACTTTTCAGGAAATGTTAGCTTGTACTCTTCCTCTGTGTACATCCTACTGACAATATATACCTTGCAAGGCTTATCGTATTTACTCCATGATTGCCTTGTATCTACTACATATCGTCTGCCGTTCATCTGTAATGCTTTGAGTAGTTTCTTTATTGTTGGCTGATAATTCACATCCAACACCACACAATACCGATTAAGATTAGTACTGCACATACGATAGCTAAACCATCGATGAGTGTAATCATTGTATCGCCACGATGTTCATAAGCGTATTTTGCTTTGGCTTGTAAGTCTTTATTGTTCAAGTCCTTAGCTGCTTGTTTGAATAGCTTTCTATCTTCAATGAATTGTTTGATTGCTTTAATCATTTAAGTACTTCGCCACCTTTCCTTTTTAATTTGCCATGTGATCGTACACATAAGCCATGATTACATTTACTAGCACCGCCATATGTTATATATGTTTGACACAAGCCGTCATACTCTATTGTCTTTGCGGTACATATGCCATTCTTATTGTTAAGGCACTTCTTTTTACAACACACAACATCTGTCATAATCTCCCCTTTATGATATGTTTATGCAAGAAATGGAGTATATCGCCGTGGATATACCCCATTTTGTGATAATTTTATTCTATTTTTCTGTATTAATCACTCAAAACCAAAGTTGTACCGCTACGCTCTTGTTAGCGTGAGTGATAATACTCTGTTCCTAGGAAACAATACAACTCCAGTTTTCAATAATCAATAACACACTCAATACTAACAACTAACATTTTGATGGATCGTAATCGTGTTAGGTTAAGTAACAACAAGAATATGAATAAGTTTCTTTTGGAGGTTGCTAGTTGTCAGTATTCAATGTGTAACCAATAAAGGGTAAGTTCGTATCTGTAAATGTATAATGTATAAGCTATATATGCGATGATATTCGACTCACCCTATATCAGTTTGCAGTAAAATTTACATATAAAATTTTGTCATAACACTTACTTTCAGATTGAAATTAGAAAAAAGTATAGTGTTGTTTCCTTAGCTATCAATTATGGTTGCGCTGCTACTCTGCGACCGTTAGCGCTATACGTTCCATTTCGCCCATATACAACAAAGGCGCACTCTTATTTGGGTGCGCTTGTTGTTGTGTTTTGATTTGTCCTAAGGAAAGAGTGAGTAGTAGTCGCTTAGTGGCAACTTCTACATATATATTATACCTAATAGCAAACTATAGGTACACGGACAATCACGGACATTTACGGACATTATAGGACAAGTTTTTGCCCAAACTCCAATAATGCCTTTTGTTTATATCTCTTTGCCTGTTTAGTTGAATAACACCCTATCATTTTATAAGCATCTTCTGTTGTATTGTTAAGCACAAATTCATAACGCAAGATGATTGCTCCCAGCTTTTCATCTAGTGCATCTATCTTAGTGATCGCATCGCATTTTAACTTTGATAACTCATCAATTCGCTTATCACGTTCTGCGACTGTGTCCATAAATCTTGATACACTAACCTCTAACCCTTGCGGAGTTCCACCACCTGTTACTCTATCCTTACTATAATCAATCGCACCTATTGATGTAAGGTTCGCTCGTAACTGATTAATTTCTTCTTTGATAGATGCAATCTGTACATCAATTAACTTAACAGGTTGTAGGTACTCAACCGCCTTTTCTATTAGTTGCTTTTCGTCTAATTCCCCCAAACACTCACCCCCAAAATACACAATAAACACATTGCAATTAACACCAAACCTACTATAACTGCACTTTTCATTCCAAACTTTATATCAATAAAGTTTATCAATAATAAAGTAACTATAGATGCAATGCCACTCATAAATAATGTTTCAAACATAATCTATTTATACCTCTGCTAGTTTTGCGTATTTCCAAGGTATTGCATCTTTGTTTTTTACGCTCCAAGATGTAGCACCACAATCCCATGTATATATTAATTCATCATCAAAAAATGCAAAATATCGTTTTTTCCAATCTTGATTTTCAAAATCTCTAACTAATACAGGTGTATCAACCTTTACTTTAGACCAATCAACAATGCCTAATTCTTCTGCAATGTTCATTACCTCGCCACGTTCTAAACTAGGTAACACGCTTTTCAACTCAATATGTTTATATATTTCCCAAATTCCTACACTCCTAAATAAACCATTAACTACATTTGGTTCGCTTTTAGTTATAAAAACATAATCATCTGCACTACCAACTATATACCGCCAGCCATCATCATATAACTTTTGAAGTAACCACTCTCTACCTTGTTTATCTGTGATCATACTCTATTCACTCCCCTTATATTTAAAATAATAATTGGCAAACGCTTTTATTCGCTCTACATCTTCATCGGTGGCACAGTCCAAATTGCATAACCAATAGTCAAATTCTATCCACCTTTCTTGGTGTTTATAAAGGAATACGCATCTATCCATCATTTCCTTTGTATATGGTACACACAATTCGCCGTCTACTTCTATTGCGAACCTATTGTGTTTAGCAAGCAGTCCAGTTCCTACCATTTACACATCCACTTTCCTATATTTTCACTCCACTCAAATTTAGCTACATCATATAGTTCAAAATCATCAATGGTTTCTCTTACCTTACCTATATAGAACACTTCCTCTTCACTCTCTACCGCCAGCTGGCACAAGAAATCAAATGCATCTTGATAGCTTTGAGGTGCTATGTAAAAGTCGGAGTGTTCAACATAACCGCTATAAGCTGTCATACTCACCTCTTATGATAGGGCGGATATTTCACCGCCCATATCCTTTACTTAATCAACTACCTTAATGTAAACGCAACTATTACAAAAAAGATTATCGTTACTATCAAGCCACCAATAGACATATAACCAATCATATTATTCATCTTTCGGTTTTTTTCCCTAATGCACCTTTCAAATTCTAATTTATTAGCTATAATCTCGCTTTCATAATTAATTTGTAACATCGCTAGTTTTAACTCTAACTCTCGTTCTTTATTCAATCGTCCTTTGGTTAATCTATCCATTATTTTTTTGCTTTCAACTCTTCAACTTCTGCCACTAATTGAGTAACCAAGGTTTCAAGTTCTTTGATTTTGCCTTTGTGGTTCAATTCGTATTCAGAACCTTTACCCAATCGGAAGTTCACACTAGCATTTACCATTTTTTCAGAACCTAGTGTACCACCTACGCTAAACATTACGTGTTCATTAGGTGCATAGAAACCGCCTAACGCTACTGCACTATGTCCTTTGTAATGACCATAACCAACGGAGAATGTCATTTTATCGTCTTTGTTATAGCCTAAGTAGTGCAATGCGGATAACGCTGCATTTGCTGCACCAGCTTTACCAATTTCACGTTCTACATTTCGTGTCATACCACGCTCTAAACTTTCGATGCGGTTTTCATGGTTTTCCAATACGTTCGCATGGTCTACTAAAGTTTGTTCGTGAGATTGTAATTGTTGTTCGTGATTATTAATGATCGTTGCATGATTGTTGATTACTGTTTCATGACGATTAATAGCATCTGTGTTTGCTTTGATGTTGCCAGCATTTACTTTGATAGCATCTGTATTATCTTGAATAGCTTTAGAATTTGCCCCTACACGCTCGTTTGTTTCGTTGATAGAGTTAGTAATCGTTGTGTAATTGTTATCCACCTTAGCGGTTAAATTCTTGATGTTGTTTACATTGCGGTCTACTCGAATATTTAAGCATTTAATATCTTTATCGTGTTTCGCAAGTTTTGCACCCATAGATGCGATTTCATCGTAGGCAGCGTACAACTGACTGCCGTTGACTGCATCTGTAGATGCTGCATCAACTTGTCCAGCTGCAACATTTGTAATTTGACGATTGTAATATTTCACACCACCAAACCCTGCTCTATCCTTAGAACCAACACTCACTACAGATTGAGGGTTCTCACCAGCGAATACATGAGTTACACCATTCAATACAACTTGTTGTGTAGGTACTGGGTTATCAGTAACAGAGTTTGTTCCTAGTGCCACGCTGTTACTTTTATCTGCGATTGTATTATTGCCTACTGCATATGCATCCCATGCAGTAGCTTTGCCGTGCGTTCCGATTACTGTTGCACCCTGACCTGCGGTTTCGGAGTTAGCACCGATTACCACTTGCTCTTGGTTGCTATTTGTTTTGTTGTTGTAACCGATGATTGTAGTTTGGTTAGCACTTACTGTTCCGTTGTTAGAACCGATAACAGTTGTATCGTTACCGCTAACTTTATTATCTCGACCTAAAACGATTGTGCTTGTACCAGTAACTACTGTATTCACACCTAATGCTGCGGAGTTGTAACCGCTAACTACTGTTGCAGTAGTGTTTGGTTCTACTTGACCTACTACTAAACCATTTGCAAATGCGCCACCTGTAATTGTTGCCATAACCATTGTTACTAATACTAATTTGTTGTTCATGTTAATTTCTCCTTTAAATTAATTGTTTTCAAAAACTTATTTACCTGTGCTACCATAACCGCCAGCACCACGTTCTGTTTCTGTTAATTCATCTACTTCTACTGCATCAACCATTGCTACTGGTACGATGATTAGTTGTGCGATGCGATCACCTCTAAATATCATGTAATCGCTACAAGATATGTTTTCATATGCAATGCTTAATTCACCTCGATAGTCAGCATCGATAACACCAATACTATTTGCACATCTTAGAGGTGTTTTACTCATACTACTTCTTGGTACTAATAACCCCATGTGTCCTTTCGGTATCTCTACCGCCACCCCTAACGGAATTTTCTTTTGACTATCAGCAGGCACTTTGATATGAAACGGACAATACAAATCTAACCCAGCTGCATCTTCACTACCTCTTGTTGGTAGTTGTGCATATTCACTAACCAACTTTACTTTCATTTTTTCTTTCAAAATTCTACTCCTAACATCATCAATGCACGTTTGACTGTTTTATAATCAGCACCAACTTGATAACTCATTGCCCTTAATGACATTCCAGCTTGATGCATTTTTAATAATGAATTTCCATCCAACTCACTTGCACGTGTATATGTTTTCTGTGGTTTTGTTCCTTTCAAGCCTAAACAACATAACGCTCTACCAGCACTTATATTTCCGTATACGCACGCTGCTAATGCCAGCCAATTAAGATTATTGTCTGGTACAAGTTCACTCATATTAACCGCCATTACTCCATTCACTCTCCTTATATATACGGAAGAAATCATCCGCACTTAAAACCACTAACCACTTTTGATTACTCTTTTTCCAAGCCACTATAGGTATATCCCCATTGTCTGCAGCTATTGCATCGTGTTCGGCTTGCTCGTATGCCTTACGTACATTCAAGTTTTCAACAAATTTGACTTCTTGATGTACGTTAGGCAGTCCAACACAATCGCTGGCATCACCTGTGTTACCACAATATTGTGCAGTTCTACGGACTTTATCGAACCCATGCGACCTACACACATCTCGCCACATTCGTTCGCCCCTCTTACCTTTATCTCGGCTATTTATTGGCAATGATCATCACCCCTCTACATACTTCTCACACCTCTTCAAAATATTTTTTACTAGCTCCAACGGAATATGCGACCTTGTGTTATATCGATTAATACCAGTAGTATTTAACTTATTGAATTTAATGGTGTTCTTTATATTATCTTTCAATAACTTCAAATCGATATTGCTACCAAACTTTGTTGGTTTCTTAACCGGATAATCGTAGTTGTTGTAATAGGTTAAATTCTCATAAGGAACATCAAACCCTATTACATTTTTGATGTATTCCCATATCCGCCCATATGCTGGGTTTTCTATGACAAATACTTTAGGTTGATAACGCTCAATGATTTTTAATGTGTTGTATATGCACATCTCACCATTGATACGTGTTAGAAATGACTTATCATACTTGAATTGGTAGTTTTCATAATCAGCTTGATTTCTGATTGTGAATTTACTCCATTCTTCGTACTCACCAAATAGATTTATCGTTATATCCTTTTCTTGTTTCCAACACGCATTACCACCTTTCATCGCACTTGCCACACTCCAGCTTTCACAAGGTGGACTAGCTAGAATAACATCAGGTCTATCTAGCTTGTCCAACTGCTCCCATAGTGCGTTTGGTTTGTGTAACATATTAACTGCAAGGTCTTGGTTGATACACGCATCACCAATGCCTATTGATGTGATTGTGTGTTGCCCCCCCCACATTCACGTTATATTCATCTACCGCTTGACGATAGCAGCCATTGCCATCATCAAATAACCCCCAAATGTGCATCCTCTTTTCTGTTCACCTCAATCATTTACAGTACATCCATACTTTGCTTTTCTCATACGATACTTAACTTTCTTAACATTGTTTCCCAAGTACGCTAACACATCATTTCGTTTGATTGTGTTATCTTTCATCGTTTCCCTTTTCCGTTTGTACATTCGATACGCTGGACACTTAACGTGGCAAGCTACCTCTCTGTATTCGCATCCCTTACATGGTGCATCCATTTGATACTTACTCCTTATAAAAGACTAACCATATTGTCTTTCCCCTACGTTGGCCAATTAGCGGCTCATATGGTAACAAAGGTTTTACCATTGGTAATGTGATTTGTTCCTCGTTCCATTTAAATATTAGTGTTCCGTTTTGTTTTAACACTCGCCAGCACTCCGATAGTCCTTGTTTTATATCTTCTTGCCATGTTTGTTCTAATCGCCCATATTTCAATGCTAGAAATGATTTATCGCCAGCTTTTAATAAGTGCGGTGGGTCAAACACTACAAGGTGAAAACTTTCATCTTCAAAAGGCATCTTGCGAAAATCTGCTATCACATCAGGTTTTACAATTAATTTCCTACCATCACATAGTGTTGTGTCTAATGTGCGGTTATCCATATAAACGGTTTCTTCATGCTCTCTATCGAACCAAAACATTCTAGAACCACAACACGCATCTAATATTTTCACATTGGCCACCTAGAACGGAATATTTTCATCTTGCGGTTGCTCGAAACTATCAAAGTTGCTAGATGCAATTTCATCATTTGTTAATGATGTACCTACAAAGTTTGCTACAACTTCTGTTACATATCGTTTTTGTCCATCTTGCGTTTCATATGAACGTGTTTGTAATCGCCCCTCTACGAACGCTCTATTGCCTTTTCTCAAATTTCCAATGCTTTCGCCTAGCTTTCCCCATGCTACGCAATTAATGAAAGCGGTTTGCTCTTTTGTTTCACCATCGCTTGTTGTGAAAGTATTGCTTGCTGCCACATTGAAAGTCGCTACTGCTTTCCCAGATTGTGTGTAACGCACTTCTGGATCACGTGTAAGATTACCTAAAATTTGTACTGTATTCATTCAATTCTCCTTTATATCTTTTGTTCGATACACATTGTTCCTTTGTATACCTTGATGATTTCCTCTAGGCTTTCAAAGGTTCGTGCATCGGCTTTCATAATCATTTGCATCTGTTGAGATGCCTCTTCCTGTGTTTCCACGTTTAGAGGTATCTCAATAGTGATTACCATCTTTCGTTTCTTACTTAGCATTTAACCCCCTAGTAGTAATACATTCCGTTTAAGGATGCCTCTGTATCTTCAATGTACACATCGTAATCTTTGTGAATGTGGCAATCGACCGTTGCCTCATTACGCATGATTTCAAGCAAGTTTTCAATCTTGGTTCTTGCTTGTGCCTCGTTATTCGCCAGCACTTGAAAACTAACATTGAATGATACATTCACGCTTACATCAAACTCTTTTACTCTTTCTCTCACGTTTAACCCCCTATTGCTTGTTTCAGAAGTTCCTTGCCACTATCTGACAAGTTACTTTGTTCAATTACTTTCGCTACATCTACTGGTTCTTTTGCTACTTCTACGAGGTTTCCAGTTGCAGTCATTTCTATTTTTTCTGACCAGCATTGAGTAACGCACGTTCCTTTTCTGCTTTCTCCCTTGCTTTAAGTAGCAAGTGATTGTCTTTAATCGAATTTGCCATTCGTTGGCGGTGTGTTTCACGTTCCGCTAATTGCTCGTAACATCTAATGAATTGTGATCTACAACTTGCCTCGTTATATTCGTTCCCCATTCTAGGGTTAAATGAAGACCATATAGTATTGGCAGCTTGCAATGTTATACCTTGTAAATGTTCTTTGCCCTGTTCAAAGCCATAAGCACCTACCGCTTTAATGACTTTTTCCCATTCGCTTTGTGCGATTGGTAGTTCCTCATGTGCATTTACATAATTACTTATTTCTTCACAAGCGGATAATATTTCACCTACCGATGGATAAAACTTAATCTTATTAATCTTCACAAGATTAATCACCGCTTGCTTTAACGTAACAGGGTTTATATCTGATAAGAATGATACATATGCTCTGACATTTTCTTCTGACAATTTAGAATTTGGTATCGTTGACTGTAATAACAGAATTACTTCCATCACATCCGCTTTCGCCATATTCCACCTCACTCTCATTCATGACTTTATAAATTGCATCTAATGTTTGTTCTGTATTGGTTTTCTTTTGTTGTTTTGTTGTATTTGTATAACTGTTTTTTTCCCAAGTCCTAACTGCTGCTTGCCAATTCTTCATAGCATTCTTGCCCACTTTCCAGCCATTGCTTTCATAGTAGTCATAGAAATGTTGTGCATCTACATTATTATTTCTTTCAATGCAGTATTCTTTAATTTCAGATAGAGTAGGTTTTTCAAAACGCTTGCGTTTTGTTGTAGTGCTTGCACTACTATTTATCTCTTTCTCTATCTTTATCTCTTTCTCTAACTCTATCTCTATCTCTGGTGTAGATTTCTCCAAGATTTCTTCAAGATTTCTTGATTGAGTTAGTTTCTTTTGTTTGCGTTCCTCTGATATTCTTCTGTCATAAAGCCTTTGTCTATCAGCCTCTGTACTGCCTTTGCCTATGAAGTTCTGAATATCCAACATATAGATAGCACCATTTTCTAGTATTTCTATAAGTCCTAATTCTTTAAACATAGATAATGCTTGTTTGATAGTACCTACTTGATGCCCTGTTACACTTGCCAGCATTTCTGCGTTGTAAGGAATGCGATCATTAACCACCAACTTTCCATCATTCTTTAGACTTCGTAGATAAAGTTTTAAAAGAATATTACTGTACAAGTAGCCGTCTTTCATGCTTTCTAATATCTTCAACTCATCGCTATCAAAGAAATTATCTTTAAGTCTTAGATAGTAATATTTTTTGTTATCGCTCATAGGCACTATCTACCATAAACGTGATCACAAGCGGTTTCTTTATACTGTGGTTTTACTTCCATAATTTCACCAACACTTACAGGCTTAGATTTTGGTTGCGTTTGCTTAATCACATCAAGCACATCTTTTAATTCTACGATTTCACCATCATATGATTTATATGTACCTTGCGCTTGTTCTAATTTCGCAATGCGTTTCTTTACATATAGTTCAACTACATCAATTCTTTTCATACTCATCTGTCCTCTTTTCTACTTCCTTTAACAAGTGCTTGCGTATCTCTTTTGCGAACACTCCATGTGCTTGATTGTGGCATTGCATACACAAGCAAGCTAGATTTCTCAATTCACTTAAACCGCCTTGTGAACGAAATACTATGTGGTGGCATTGTTCCGCCCTGTAGCCACATATAACGCATTGTCCGTTATCACGTTCATAGGCTTGTTTTCGTGTTACTGAATATAATTTGTTATCCCTTTTCTTTCTGTTGTTCACTCTCCCACCCCTCTATGAGTGATTGAATGTACTCACTAGGTTCTAACTTGATACCTAGTTGTTCACATTCATCTGTTAGACAATCAATAAGCCTTGCCATTTCTTTTGTGTTATAAACGCTGCTGCCGTGGTAGCACATGATATTGTGATAACCTTTTAGGTTTTTACATTCGCCAGCATCTTCTGCTATCCAGCCTATTCCGTGTGCTTGCCATATCGTTATATAGCGTTCAATTGCATCCTCACGGACTGGAACATATGTGAAATGTCCACAGTCTTTTATTGCTTTTTTGTACACATCTTCTTTTGTTGTGTAGCTATTTTTGCTTAACTCAACTGCAATCTTCTGTGCTATAAGCCAGCAATAAGAATTAGCATTTAGACTTCTTGATTTAGTTTTGCGTTTGATTTCTACTGTGTATTCTTTGTCAGTAGTAATCTTTGATAGATCATTGTCATGTGGTGCTGGTATTACTACCATTACACCTAGTGGACTGCGGAGTGTTTCAATATTACTTGTTGTCCACTTCATAACCTTTTACCCAGTCATAAAGTTTTGACATTTGATTTCTTGTAATGTTATCAATCACACCAACACCAAACATTTCAGTTAATTGGTGCGCTACTTGTTCTTCGCTCACTCCATGTTCTTTTGCCATCTTCAAAATGATTGCGTATGCATTGTGAGGGTCAAAGTCTTTTTCTTTCTTTTCTTTTTCAGCTGCTGCATTAATTTTTGTATCTTGTAAACCTCGGTATACATCAGCACCTACACCAATCATTTTTGCTGCAGTACCTAGTGCATCTGTAACCGCCATCTTGAATGCCTCATCGTTTCCGTGGTAACCATTTTTATCTTTTTGAATTAAGAAATCGCCACCATAGCCGGGAATTGGTTTACTCCACTCGTTACCATCTTTGATATAAAGATTTACTTTTACATAAAGCATCGTTTCGCCAGTAGCCTCTACCAATACTTCTTTTGTTTCTACAATGTCAAAGTACCAACCAATGCCACACATACCATATGTTTCGGTTAATATTTCCCATCTCCATTGAGGCGAAATATCATACTTGCCTTTTAGTTTTCCAAACTCGATTGGCTTTAAAGCTGATTGCGGTACACTCTTAACCGCTATATATCTACTATCCATCTATACCTCTTTGTACTTGTAACCACGCATTTCTAAGAAATCAGTTAAATCTTTTGCATCATCTTCGGTTAAGTCATAAACAGTAACTGTTAAACCAGTTTTTGTTTCTACAACTTCGATTGTTTCAACTGGTTCGTTTGTGATGCTTGCTCTTGCTGCCTCTTCCATTTCGTTACGTTCCGCAAACTTTGCGTTGATTAACTCTCTAGCTTGATCTAGTGGCATATCTTGTACTACATTCCAACACTCATTAAACGTGATTGGTGTTGCTAGTTCGTATTGTTGGTTGCAAGTATCAACAATAAACTCAATCATGCCTTTTTTCTCTGCTAAGATTTGTTTGTAATCATCATCTGATTGTTGCCGTTTTGAAATCTCAATCATCATTCCCTCAATGGAGATTTCAATGTCTTTCATCTTTGCAGTTTTGTTCAACCAGCGTTTATCATGTTGAAGTTGATTTGCGTATTCTTCACGCACTCCATATTTTTCAACCATCTTTTCGATAAACTTATTAATGGCATCTGTTTTAGCTTGCGCCTCTTTTTCATCAAAGTATTTAATTTGTTCTGCAAGTGGTTTTTCCGCATCGTAAACAACTTTCAATACTTCGTTTACTTCTTCTTCAAATAACTCAATCGGTCTTTTAAGTTCTCGTTTTTTCTCTTTACAGAATTTATCAAGTGTTGTTCTGTACTTAACGATTTCATTCTTAGCACTTACCATGTCCTTATAGTTTTCTTCTGTTACTACAAGTCCTTTGTACTTTTCTAACTGTGCCTCAAAGTAAGATTTGATTTCATCTTTGTTCCACTTGAACACTTGTTGATTTTGACTAACAATAGGTGTTAAATTAATTTCCATTTAATTCTCCTTATACTTGTGATAAAATATAAGTAGAGATATTTCACATACTCTCTACCAAGTCCGCTAAACTTCTTCTACTTTTCACTAGCGGACTTTTTTATTTTCGTAATACTTAATATCGTCTATCCAATAACCAACTAATACCCAAGTTACAACTCCAAGCATTGTTTGACAGAACCATGTCCACCAATCAATAGTATCTAGTTGTAAACTTCCCATAGCACCAACGGCTATTAACGCTGCAATGGCTCTAAGCCAATAACATAACTTAATCATTTAATTCTCCTTATTGAATTGGGTTATAACAAAAACCATATACTCTATCGTGAGTACCAACTTTTCCGTAATGTCTGCGTAGAACATCAGATGTATTTTCATCTTCAAGTTTTCTAGCATTTTCACAATGACATTCCCAACCATAAGGTGTGATTTCATCAAATATTGTTTCGATGTAGTCATAGTGTTCTTCTCTAATTTTCATACCAGCACAGGCGATGGCTTCATTAAATCGATTATTAATAAACATATCTATAACTCCTCTCTTACGATCACTAGCATTTGGCTGGTGATTTTTTTTATTTCATTTTTCAAATATTTGTTTTCTTTCCTTAGGCTTTCCACCTCGCTTTGTAGTTTTCTATAACCGATTGCGTTATATTCATCTTCAACACCAGCTAATGCCTCAACCTCTCTTTTGCTAAATTTCACACCGCTTATATTTGGTAGTTGTGTTAGCTTTCCATCATTTCTTAGGTTGTATACAGATGTTGTTGAAATTTGTAACAGTTCGGCTACTTGCTCTACTGTGTATACCAAACTCTCCATATCTCATCCCCTTGTGTGAATTTAATTCACTATTTTATTTAAAAAAAATTTCTCTAGTTTCTTTGCTAGATAGCTTTAATAATTCTACTAGCTTTGCAATTTCAGATGCTTTAAATTCTGTATCACCTCTCAACTTCTTATACAAACCCTCTCTAGTAAGGTTTAACTCACTTGCTACATGAGATAACTTATATCCCTTGTCATCAATCATTTGTTTTAAGATGTTCATTCTACACCCCCTTTTTATTTTTTATTGTGTGAATTTCTTTCACACTCATAATATAACATCGTGGTGAATGTATGTCAACACTTTTTATTATAAAAGTTGATTTTATTTCACATTACATTTAAAATCATAATAGATAATAGCGTTAAGAGGTGATTTGACATGACACTATACGACAATATAAAAACATTAAGAGAAAACCTGAAAATGTCGCAAGATGAATTAGCGAAAAGAGTTGGATATAAAGATAGAACCAGTATTGCAAAGATTGAAAGCGGTAAAGTAGATTTATCTCAATCTAAAATATTTGCTTTCGCTAAGGCATTAAATACTACTCCTGAGGAATTAATGGGTTTGAAATATTATGAAGATCGTGAAGTTTCAGAATATGCACAAGCAGTAAAAGATAACCCTAATCTTAGACTATTATTCGATGCTAGTAAGAATATGTCCAAAGATGATATTGAATTTGTAATAAACACTATTGAAATGTTAAAGAAACGTGAGGGTAAATAATATGGAATTGCTATTATCTGTTATATCTATAGTGGCTTATTTCTTTGGCTATCCTACTATTGCTGGAATTGTAGGTATCATAGCCACTATATTATTTGTATTATTATATTCAAAACAAAACAAACCTTATGGAGTTTTTGTTCCGTGGCTAATCATTTCAATTCTACTAAATGTATTATTTGTTAATTACAAACCCAACTTTATATTTAGTATAGGTATTGTTTCTTCAATGTCTATATGGCTTACTTCTGTTTTAGTTTGGTTGTTCAGTTTAGTAACCAATAAATAATGAGGAATTTTATACACATTATTTTATGTACAATATCCCCATAAGGGGGTTAAATATTATGAACATAGTTTTGATTTACACTAAGTTGAGGCCTACACAAACTGCGGTATTAAAACTAAACGATGATGGTACTTACACCATTCTCGTTAATAGCGATAAGCCTATTGATGTACAACGCAAAGGTATACTACATGAGATAGGTCATATATTAAATGATGATATGTATAGTCATGCTCATATTGATTTAATCGAACGCATGGCACACGCAAGGGAAATAGAGTTTGAGGGAATAAACTTCTACACTCATATATTGTGAGGTATACTATGCAATACAACTTTACAATAAGAAAAAAGGATAAAGGGTTTCAAATTATTGTAGCCTACAAAGACGGCTATAAATGGAAACAGAAATCTAAGCAAGGTTTCAAAACAAAACGTGAAGCCAAGGAATATGGACACGTTATAGTTAAAGAGTTAGACAAAACCGCTCTACTCACCAAAGACACAGAATTGAAAGAATTAACTTTTAAGGAATTTGCGGATATGTTCCTTGAAATAAAAAAGGCACACGTAACGCATAGTACATTAGTTATGTACAATCATGCGGTGTGTGCTTACAAATTAATTCACAATATGAAATTGTCAGATGTTAAACCGCTACACATTCAAAATGTAGTAAACAAAATGGCTACATCACCTACTACTATTAATTCGTATTACAAAGTAGTAGAACGGATATTCTACATAGCAATAAACCCATACAAGATTATTTCAGATAACCCATGTACTGGTGTTAGGTTGCCACGCATGGAACGTAAGAATATGATCCATACAATATCAGATGAAGATTTAAACCAGTTCGCCAAATACATGAGGGAAAAATATCCACAAGCCTATTACTTTTTACAGATAGCTAGATATACTGGTATGAGGTTTAGTGAAGTATACGGACTAACATGGAATGATATTAGCCTAGAAAATCGCCAAATTCACGTCAATAAGCAACTTTCTTTACGTAAAGGTGTAATTACATTTGAGAAAACTAAAACCGCCAATTCGGTGCGAATTTTGCCAATTCCGCCTATATTGGAGAATATACTTATAGAATATAAATCACATGAGTTAGAGTTTGAACATGACCTTGTGTTAAACCCTTACAAAAAGAATGGTGTTAAATGGCAAATAAACACATATCTAAAACGCTTTGGAGATAACCTATCAGCACATAACCTTAGACATACCTATGCTACAAAGCTATTAGCTAATGGACTAGATGTAAAAACTGTATCATCACTACTTGGTGATACACCACAAATGGTGATGAAAACCTATGTACATTATAACGATGAAATGAAAGCATCAGCATCAAATGCAGTTGCTAATATTTTTAAATAAAATTTTTGACGATTTTTGTCGAATTGTACTATTGCACATTAAAAGATGCAGTAAATAAGCACTTCTTTATGATTACAACCTTAACGATCATAAAAGGTTATTTCATTGTAATTTATTTCAAATTTCAAAATACGTTGTAATAATCAAAGTTCTATGTCATGGTTTAGTAAAACCACCTACACAAAACATAATATTTAAAAATCATTTTTTGACGAATTTTTGACGGCAATAAAAAAGAGGGTAGCAATTACGCTACCCTCAATTTGTTTTATTTATCTAATTCTACTAAGCGGTGCAATTCACCATTAACAAACCACATTTCACAACGCACGTTGTTTTGGTCAACCAAAGTTGCCATGTATAACCCATCTTTGTTTGGTTGAATATCTTCTGCGAATTGATGTGTTTTTCCCTCGAATGTAAATACTTGTGCCATAATGCTTTCCTTTTAATCAATATATCCTAACTGTCAACTAACAGTTGATTGTTGCAAGCCGTGCAACTCGGAGATAGATTAGATCACCATGCCTTTACTGTATAAAGTACACTACCACCTTTGAATTGTGTTCCCTCGAAATGCCCTAGCATTTCAACTCTACCAGCTTGATAACCGATAGTTTCATACATTTTCTTATCAATCACAGTAACACCAGCTTTTATCTTATGTTCTTTGTTTAGATTAATTTTATACACATCGACTTTTTGCTCGTCTGTGTTGGCCACTACTGCGGTTCTATCAGATTTTTCTGTGGCCACTTTAGGCAAGTTAGGATTGCTATGTGCAATATCCTTTTTAACCTTTTCTGCAGCTTGTTCAACTGTAGGTGCTTGCGTATAATATGTCGCTATTGGTTGAGTTCTTTCCTTTATAGAAATAACTTCTTGTGCTTGTTGTTCCGTTACATGAATTGCTTTTGATAATTCTGTAGGTGATTTAGCCTGTTGTTGCGTGATTACAACTGGCTTTTCAATCTGTTTTTGTTTGTATATGTGATAGCACCCCATACATACTAACACAAATACCAACATAGGAATTAGCACCTGTGCGGTGCGTTTGTGTGTTTTGATATAAGTTAGTACCTTACGTAGATAAAACATTCACCTATGCCCCCTCTACCTCTTCCATTAGCATTTTTAACGCTTTGAATTTCTCATCAGCAAATCGATTGTTAAGGCTATCTCTTAATGCACTACTATTCCATTCAAGGCTCATGCACGTATCGTAGATGCCAGCGATAAGGTCATAATCAAACCGCTTATCATCGATATAGGATAAGTTAGGCAATTCAATGTTTAACGCTTTCTCCATTAGTTTTAATGCATCATTGAACATATTGACGATTTCACCAGTACCATACTGTACCGCTCGGCTCCACACTACATCTTTTAATGCATTAGAATGTTTCTCTACGTTAAACATATTCTGTCTTAGGTACTCACAAGCTACATCGTAGTATGCGGACTTGATGTAATCATGTTGCATCTTTTCAAAACCAACCGCATCAACTGTGCCTAGTTCTTGCCACTTAGCAATAAACCCATCAGAATTTATTTCACCACTATCTATCAAGGCTCTTGCGTAGTCGGTGTAAAAGCCACCTTGTTTTAATCCCCAACCAAGAAATGCATCAACACTACCACAATTACTTGCTAGTTGATATGTGCCATAAGATATACCGCCAGCATCATTGATGCCACTAGATACACACGCTGGATCACCATTACTTTCATATTCAGCACTCAACTGTCCTAATTCAGCCATTGTAATTACTCCTTTTCTTTGTCATTGCTGCCCCCATTCATATATTGGGAACGCTTAACACCACCAGTAGCACCGATATAACCACCTAACACACCAACTATTACGCTTGCCAAATCTTTCTGTTCAAGATAAATAGTCATGATTAGTGCGGCTGCAAGTGCCACCAAGGTTATAGTGTCCTCATAATTAATCTTCATTTAATCGCATCCTTTATTGATTTTACGAACGCTATCAACTCTTTAATCAAACTCATCGCACGTTTAAACCATGCACTTTCCACAAATTCAAGTTCAATCATATTCTCCACAATAGATGCTAATTCAACCATGATAGGTACTAGGTACAACAATGTAGACAAAAACACATCAATGCGACCTAACATAGGAATATCCACATCAGGCAATGTTAATAGTATGAATGATAAGAGGAATAACCAAGGATAAGACTTAACTAATTTCTTAGTCATATCTGCTCGTAGTTTTCCACTCACTAAAAATCTACGTTGCTTACCATTAACTTCAACACTCGCCCATCCTCGCCATATAATCGCAAGGAACATATTCTTAATGGTTAATTCTCTATTAGTAGCCAAATTAAAATTGCGTGCCTCAACTAAGACACGCAACATAGTATCTATAAAAACCAATACAACACTTGTAAATATGGCTAGTGATATTCTCACCGCCTCAGTTACACTAAAAACTTCGACCATAAAAGATGGAAGAAAAACTTCAATCATACTTACTCTCCAATTCGTTCTATCTTGATTTTTAGTAAATGCCTAGTGAGATACACCCAATCTCTCCATCCATTAATATTAAATGTTGCTTTTTGTGCCGTCTCTATGTTATTCCCTAAACTAACATTCACTTCAATATCCCTTGATGTGTCTATTGTAAATTCATTTGTTTTATTATTTTGTCCATCAACAGTTGCTCTGTATTTACCTTTAGGCAAGTAAACAAACATTTTTTCTGTACCCCTAATATCTGTAGGGTACTTTTGCCAGTTCCAAGTACTAAATGATACAGGGGTTGTTTGAACATAACTCTTGTTGCCGTTAGATGTACGTTGCACCACAAGGGCGGTTTTATCACCGCCCAATCGTGCATAATATGTTTTACCATTAATAACTATCGGTAATCGTTTTTCGCCTACATCACGCAAGTTATCAGTCAGTTCAAAGGTTAGTGTATCGTTCCCTTTCTTAACTTTTAAGTTAGGCATTATTCAACATACACCTCGTTTCCACCATTAGCATTCCACAATTTCAATCGGCTATTCAAGGATGTTTGTACTCTACCCCAAGATTTCCATTGATTAGCCATGAACATTCTGTGGTAGGTTTCGCCATTGAACGCATGGAATGTTTGGTCTATCATTGCACCTTTGCCAAAGTTCATTACGATTAGCATCCCTTGTTTGTGGCTACGTGGAGGGTTATTAGCACCACCATCAAAGTTGATTTCAATAGCACCTTGTTCTGTGAATGTATTCCAATCTGTTGCCGTTTCAATTTTAGAATATGGAAAACCTAATTGGTCTACTTCTGTTTTTTTAACAAAGTTATCATCCACATCTTTTTTCTTATAGATAGCCGTTCCGTAATGTTTGGTAGTAAGTACTGTGAAACTATCTGTACCATCATAGTGTTTAAATTCCTTACCTTTAATAAACGTATTAACGGAGTTATCGCCAAGTTCTACGTTACCAGCGGTGGACACTTTAGCCATACCAACACCATGCCCATCAGGTTTATAACCCTCAATCAAAGTATTGTTAGCCATTTTAAGTGCGCCATTTAATGTACCGCCTGTTAGTTTGAGGTAATCAAGCGTTGCCAATCGTGCAGTATTGATAGAGTTTTGATAGTCTTTGTTTGGATCACCAACATAAATATCAACTTGGTGTCGCTTGTTTGGTTTTTCTGTTAAAACTGCAAAATAAAATTTGCCGTTGTAATAAGCTATATCTTCGATTTCAGTAGTTCTATTGATTTCAATAATCTGTTTAACTGTGCCAAATGGTGTACATTCTACCAAACTACCAAGCGTTGCACTCATGATGCAGCCATTCAACATGAAAGCACCATTGTTATTAAAATCATCATATTCATAATCGACTTGATATGTTTTTAATTTCTTAAAATCATCGTTGTATAAATTGATTTCACGCAAGCGTTGTTGACCGCTAATAGGTACGATGCTTACATAAGTTCGTGTGATTGGGTCATAACCAATATTAAATACACGTTCATTCAATGTGATAGTGCGTTCATATTGCATTGTGTCAGCATTAAGTACTGTTAAGTTGTTACCATTTTTTAAGCCGTTCGCAAGATAAATTTTGTTGGTGTACTTGTTGTAGCACATGGTGTTACAATGCCCCATCTTATCAGGGTCATTAAATTTGTAAGTGCCTACAATCTCAAACGTGGATGAATTGAGTTCATAGAATATTTGGTTGTTACCATCACCACTAATACAAGCTAACACAAATACATTCTTTTTATCGTTGTAGGTAAAGCCTTGGCATTGGTTGACCTCTTCGCCATATTGAATGTTTTTCACGAATGCGATGTTAGATGCCCCTTTAAGCATTGGTGTTTCTGTTGGATAGAACGGCTTAATATTGCTATACGTACCCATATCCATGACACTATCTACTGTATTGAAAGTTAGATGTTCATTGATTTTATAGATACCATTCGGTACTAACAATATCTTATTTTTAAGATTGTCATTAGCACGTTTGAATGCTGCGGTATCATCTGCCACACCATCGCCTACCGCTCCAAAGTCTTTTACGGAAACGATGCCGTACAAACTATCTTTAGTTTGATACTTAGCGTCAGCCTCTGTTTTTGTAACTAAACCACCACCATTAGGTAGTGCAATTTGTTCAGCCTTAGCAGCTGCAGTTTCAGCACGTTTAGCAGCATCTGTTGCCTTGATAGCGTTACTAGCAATAGATGTTTGTTTATTATCAATGTCGGTTTTAAGTGTACGTGCTTGACTTACCAAATCATTAATATCTCGTTTATCAACAGTTGTTTGACCAGCGTAAGCCTTGGCATCTCTCACTAATCGTTCTGCAGTAGCAACATTAGTTGAGGATGTATCTAGTGCAGTATTAGCCGTTGCCAATTTATCATCAACAGTCGATGCTGTCGTTTTAATCTCTTCGCCCAATCGGTTGATTATGTCTGCATTAGCGTTAATCTTATCTGACTTTTCGCTAATTACATTCATAGCATTCATTGCATCATTAGCTGCTTTTACAGAACGCTCAACAATATCTTTCGCAACTTCATTTGCATTCTTATCACTATCCACACGAATTTTAAGTGATCTATCTAAATCAGCTTTCATTTCTTGTAAGATAAGTACAATCTTATCCGTTGCGTGTTCGATATTCTCGAATGGGTATTCATTAGGCAAGTCCATATCTTGTGAGATTGGTGTTTTACGCTCCAAGATAACCTTTTGTCCTACGGCTAGTGCATCCCCATTAGCTGGGTAAATTACCGATTTGGTGCTTTCGTCATAATCAATATTGCCAATTTGGACTGCCTCTGTGCCATCCGCATCAACGATAGTCAGTTTAATATCCTCAATTTGCACGAAGTCATATGGGAAAATAAACTTCTTATTTACCCCATCACATTGATACACTACAGATGGTTTAAGTACTTCTGGTGTCAATTTAACATCCCCTTTCAGTTGTATATAAATAGGACTACCCATTATGGATAGTCCTTATTTATCAATGTTGTTTCTTTTTCTCTTTTTTAGTTTTTAATCGTCTGTCAAACGCTACCGCCATGATTACATCTTCCAAGGATGCATCGGTATCTGTGAAACCAAATTTAGCTAATGTCCACAAGCCATCAGTTACAGTATCACTAAACCCAGTTGCTCTGTTTGCTAACTGACTGAAACTTCTACCTACATCTATACCATCTTTGTTTTTGCTCATAATTGCGTTGCCTAAATCGTAGAATTTCTCAACGATGCTTAATGCCATAACGCTATTACCTTTATTGAATACCTTTTCACCTAGAATGTATTTCATAGCCATATTTGACATATCACGGATGATTGGTACACCCATAGTACCTTGTGAAACTAACTCTTCGATAAATGACTTAGCCAAATCTTCAGGTTTATCATCATCGCCATTAGTCATAGCTTTGTAAGCCATCATACCGATAGCCTGTGAAATCAATGTCCACCATAGCATTTTAACGAACCTTGCATAATCGCCATTATCCTTACGTGCATAGTTGCCCTCTGTGATGATGTTATAAAGTGTATTAGCGTAAGAATAGAACGGAACGAATAATTGAGTGAATGTAGAACGTGAACGCTGAATAGCAGCAGCATCTTTTGTATCACCGCTACCAAATATATCACGCACCGCTCTATCGCCAGCTTCAATAGATTGTTGTTCTACCCATTCAGCACTTACACCCTCTTTACCAAATAGTTCAGCTTGCTTTTGATCATATGCAAACTTCCATACAGGAATAGATAATGCAAAGTCTGTTTCCGTAAGTAATCTGAACCCCATTTGATTTATGTCATCTCGGATATCAGCTAATTGTTCTACCCTATAACCACCAACATTTGTATCACCCAAACGTAAGCCTTTACCAGCAATAGATAAGCCTTGTTTCAAGTCTTTATCTAATGTTTGTACACGCTCTCTCATGAAGATTGATTGACCTAATACAAAATCTCTAGTGTTGTTATAAGTTGTAGTTCCGTGTCCATAGAAACCAATACCAGCATGATTGATGGCTCTAATGGTATTAGCTACACCGATACGATAGAACGCAACAGGAATGTTCAATGCATTTTGCAATGCTACAGATACTCGACCGGCCATGACTGCGGTTGATGTATTCTTTTTCAATGTAAGAATTAAGCGGTCTATATCGTTTGCTTTTGCTGCCTCATCTTGCCAGTTATCTCTAACCCATGTACGCAAGAATTGGTATGTATCAGCACCAAACTTATCAACAATATAGTTTTGTAGTTCACGATTAGAGATTAACTTATTAACATCTGTTACTGCCTTACGCATTGTTACATGGTTAATAGCCTCTGTGATAGCATTAGGAATTACATCAAAATCTAGCAATAATGATTTATCTTTCACCACATCTAAACGTGATTTTGTAGCACTCATACCAGTTCCCCAAACTGCATTGCTACTAACCATAGTTTTTGCTATATCTTCAACTTGGTTATCGCTAACAGATGCATTTACTTTAGGGTTATACACGATAGGGAAATATTGCCCCTCGATGTTTCTACCACCGATAGAGAATGATAAACCCTCTACTTTCTTTAATGGGTTACCATAAAGTTCCTCTTGAACCTTACTACGTTCATCAAAGAATGAATTGATATGATCCCATGTGCGAATTACAAATTCCCAGTCCTTATCAGTCATGTGTTCTTGGAACGCACGTTCAATTTCAACTTCATTTGCCTTTGTAGTTTCCATTACACGTTGTCGGTTACTTTCTGTACCCCAGTTAAGGGCAATCATGATTAATTGCTCTTTAGTAAGTCCATATAAGTTACCAACTGTATATAGATGTTCATTACGCATATTGAATAACTCACGCTTGGAATATATTCCTACATCCTTAGCCAATCTACGCATAGACACTTCCTTACGTTCGTTGAACGCTTGCGTAGCTCGACTGATAGGGTCATAGATGTATTTAACTGCAAAGCCGTTTTTACCGCCACCCATTCGTCTTAGGAATGTTTCAACTTTCATCAATGCTAAGTGGAAACCATATAACTTACCACTAACTGCATCTGTCTTAGATTGATTGTTAAGAATGTTAAACACATCACCAGTTGCACCACCAAACGTTTCTGTAGCCTCACCGATGATTTCTTGTGCTGCATTTTCAAACGATACACTTTTACCCTCATCATTCAAAATGGTTGTACCCTCATACTCATTTCTGCCGTTTTTATACATACCAGTCATGAGTTCCTCTAAGGTTTCCAACTCGTTCATCGTGATTGATTTGAAAGATTTTGGAGTTTTGGAATAGAAAAGTTCAGCTATCCAAGGTTGTAATTGAACCATAGATTGTTGATTAAGAATGAGTGCATCCACATCAAGTGCGGATAGTACTGTGTTCATATCGAAACCATCTGTAGGTGCTAGTCCATCGTACTTAGTTAAACCCATTTGGTAAGCCATATGTGCGTAGAAATAACGCATATTAGGTTCAATAGCAATAGGGTTTTTAGGTCTAGTCATTCGTTGCAACTGTTGTTTCAATTTTAATCGCAACTTCTTGGACTTTTCAAAGTTTTCAAATGCTACTCTTGCTCTTGCTTGTTGTAGCATCTGTTCACGCTTAAAGCCAAGTGCTTTATCAACATCACCGATTGCCAATGCTCTATCTGCTTTCTTGCCAGCAGTTACCGCTTTATTCTGATACGTTTTAAACTGTATCGCATTAGAAATAGGTAGTTCACCTAATTCTTTTCTTGCTCGGTTCATGTAGTCAGAAATTGTACCAAGTCCAGCACCTCGAATAGAACGAACATTATTGATGCGATTATTCAGCATATACTGCAAGCGTTTGATACGTTCTTCTGCTTTTTCTAATTGCTTAGTAGTATCAGTCAAAGCAGCATCTACTTTTTTCTTATCAGATTTCAATTCATCGTACTTAGTAGGTTTAACCTCTTTTTCGATTTCGTCTAATTCTGTATCGATGTTTTCTGCGTTAGGGTCTAGTTTACGAATACGTTCTAATAATTCCCAGTTCTTGGCCAATTCACGATTAGTAGATTGTTGGATAATCTTACTTTCCTCTTCGGTAAGTTTCATCTGACCTTGTGTACTAAGCAAGATTTCTTCTGCTATTTGCTCGTTGGTTTTGTCTGCATTGTTATCTTTCATAAACTCTGCTTTCGCATTGTCCATTTCTTGATTGATAGCATCGTTAAATGTAGCACCAGCTTGTTCTACTTCCGCTCGTTCTAACTCTTCAATAGAGTTGTACTGTGTATCTTTCAATGCACCCTCACCAAACACATTGTATCGTTGATGCTCTTTATAAATAGGATATTGCTCAATCAATCGTTTTTCGATTTCAATTTGGATAGCATCCTTTTCTTCTTCCCATTCTTTAATTGGTCTATTATCCAATTCTTTCATGAGTTTTCGCATCACACGTTCTTTTGCTTTTTCTTTTACATCTGCGATGTAGGACTGCATACGTGCTTGGTCTTGTTCCGAAAGTTGCTTGTACAGTTCTGTTTTCTCAAACTGTTCAAGTTGTTGTTGCTCTGCGTATGCCTCAATATCCTCTTGGGTTGCGATCATACGTGCCATTATATCTTTAATGTCAGATGGTACTTCGCCACCCAATCGTTGAACGCTACGATAAATGTATGTTAGCCATTTGGAGAATTGACGGAATACTCTTTGCAATGCACTTGTTGGTGCTTCACCACTTCGCAAGTAGCTTTCCCAACCTCGTGCAAATTTTTCGTGTGCTTTCGTATTATCTACGTTTTCACCATCAACCCAACCGCTCCACTCTTTCAACTTGTTCCAATCTGTTACAAGTTGCTCAGGTGCATTTTCCATAGATGCCAGTTTTTGTATATCATCAAAGAATACATGACCCATCTCATGCAAGAATGTACTTCTATCTGCGGTTTTAAAAATACTGATAATACGTTTACCATCTTTCATGATATCTGTCGTGCCATTTATAGTTTGATTAAATGTTTCACCTAACTCTGACCCTTGATATACTTTAAACCCATAAGATTTTTTTAAGTTGTATAAATCTTTTTCGTTTGGTATACTTGTGTTAAAGAAGTCGCTAATGTGGTAATTCGCTTGGGGCAATGAGAGCCCCTTTGCCAGATATCAATTAGTGACTTTTTTTCTATGATCTTCATCTAATAAAGCCCTTTTTAATTCATCTAAAGTTTCAAAACTAGGGTACTTTAAATCTCTAGTTATTTCTTTTGCTTCTTTCATTGCTTCTA